CTGGAGTCCTACGGGTTCAGCAATCAATCACCAAAGGCCAACCCTCCCATCCGTGATCGGGTGGCTTCTGTTCAGGCTTTGCTGGAGAACGGGAAAGGTCAAGTGAGGTTGCAAGTTGCGGCCAACTGCAAGCGGACTATTGAATGTTTGGAGCTGCAGAGTTACACGGAGGCAGGCACTCCCGACAAAGATGCTGGGTATGACCACATGAATGATGCCCTTGGCTATTTGGTTTACAGGGACTTCAGCATGCTCCACAGTCGTGCTGGTCGTGGTACTGGAATCAGGCTTTACTAAACTGCAGGCATCAGGCGGGATTTAGCTGTGTACTCAGGCTTTTCGGGTCGCCAACGTGTTGGCAACGTCACGACAGTGGAAAGCCCCAACACGGCTTACGTAAACATGGAGCCGCATTGGTTGCTGATTGAAGCCTTGCTGCAGGGCACCTATGGCATCCGCAAAAAACACCGGACATATTTGCCACAAGAGCCAAGGGAGCTTGACGAGTCATATGACAACAGGTTGATGCGTTCAACGCTTGCGCCTTACTACGTCCGGCTGGAGCGGATGTTGGCTGGCATGTTGACTCGTAAGCCTGTGCGGCTGGAAGACGTTAGTGATGCTGTAACTGAGCAGTTGTTTGACGTTGACCTGCAGGGAAATGACCTAAACGTTTGGACGTATGAAACTGCCCGCAAGTGCATCCGGTATGGGCACGTTGGCGTCTTAGTGGATGCCCCAAAAGCAGGGGAAAGCGGAAGGCCTTACTGGACGCAATACACACCAAGGGACATCCTCGGCTGGCGGTCTGAAATTAAGGATGGGAAGCAGCAGCTGACGCAGGTGCGGCTGATGGAGGAAATCACCGTGGCTGATGGTTTGTATGGCGAGAAACAGGTGCAGCAGGTGCGAGTGTTAACCCCTGGCGCTTTTGAGATCCACCAAAAAGACAAGAAAGGGGATTTTGTCCTTGTGGATGAGGGGACCACGAGCCTGAGTGAGATTCCGTTTGCTGTTGCTTATTCAAACCGGGTTGGAGTTCTTGAGTCGCGGCCACCATTGGCTGACATTGCTGAGCTGAACCTCAAGGCATATCAGGTCCAATCTGACCTTGATAACCAGCTGCACATCAGCGCTGTTCCGATGCTGGCGATCTTTGGGTTTCCGCAGTCAGCAGAGGAGATCAGTGCTGGGCCAGGGGAAGCTATGGCCCTGCCAGAAGGAGCTTCTGCCCAATACATTGAGCCATCTGGCAACAGCTACAGCGCACAGTTCCAACGGCTTGAGCAAATCGCCAGCCAGATCAATGAACTTGGCCTTGCTGCCGTGTTAGGGCAAAAGCTGAGCGCAGAGACGGCAGAGGCAAAACGGATTGACCGCAGCCAAGGCGACAGCACCATGATGGTTATCGCTCAGCAGATGCAGGACCTGATTGACAACTGCCTTGGGTTCCATGCGCAGTACATGCAGCAGTCGCAGGTGGGCAGCAGCTTTGTGAATAGGGATTTCCTTGGTGACCGCTTGGAGCCTCAAGAAATCCAAGCATTGCTGCAGCTTTACACCGCAGGAACAATCACACAAGAAACCCTGCTCAGGCAGCTGTCTGTCGGTGAAGTCTTGGGTGATGACTTTGACGTTGAGCAGGAACTTGATGCCACCCAATCCGGCGGGCTCATGGAAACCACACGGGCTGAGCCTGCACCGCCTGAAGCAGAAGAAGCCACAATGCCAGAAGCAGAAGAGGGCCAAGAGGATGAGTTGGATGAGCAGGCTGCGTAGGCCAAACCCAAACCGGAAGCAACTGCTGTTCTTCACGCAAGACCTGCTGAAGGAAAATTATTTCGCCGTTGTGCGGATCACTTGGTTTGCTGCTGGTCAGATTTGCGCAGTGAGTGAGTCCGTTGTTTACCAAAGTGATTTAGAGGCAGTTGCTGAGTTTTCTGGGATTGTCGGAGAAGCTTTGCGTAGTGGTGCTGATGTCTCGGTTGTCTGTATTGCCAAAGCTGAGCAAGTTGGCTTGGAACCGGCATGAGTGAGCCTGAAGCGTTTTACCGGCAGGCGATTGACCTGAACCGTTACAGCAATTACGTCTCGCTAAACATCATGCGGGCGTACAACGACATCGTGATTGATGCGTTGCAGAAGCTTGATGACGTGGGCACGCTCAACCCAAGGGAAGCGGCACGGTTGAACGCTTTGTTGGCTCAGGTGCGCGAAAGCCTTGGTACATGGGCCGGGGATAGCTCTGTTTATGCAGTGCAGGAGTTGAACGGCTTGGCCCGGCTCCAGGCCGACTTCATCTCAGGTCAGATCAAAGACGTTGTGAAGCCAAGCCTGGCCGACACTGTTCGCAGTGTTGAGATCACGCCGGACTTTGCGCGTTCTGTTGTCTTGGCTGATCCGACAGATATCAGTGCGGCTGTGCTGCAGCCAAGCCTTGAACAGCAGATCCGTGGTCAAGCGCCTGGCCTTGTCACTTTGGATGCTGGCAAAGGTGCTGCTCTTGTTCTGCCCAACGGTAAAACCCTTGGCACTGGATTCAGGCAGCTGGCCGAATCTTCTGCTGACAAGTTCCGCGTCACCGTTCAGGACGGGATGCTGACGGGGGAAAACATGCGGGACATGGTCAAAAGGTTGCGCGGGGACTTGCGGCTTGCTGACACGGCGAATATCGGCGCAACAATCGCTAAAGGCGGTGAGTTGACAACGCTTGCTGACTCACAGATCAGAGCTTTGATCCGCACTTCCGTCACGCAAATGACGAACACCGTCAACCAGCAGGTGTACATCGCCAATCAAGACGTGATTGATTCCTATCGCTACAGGGCCGTCTTGGATTTGCAGACTACGCCCATTTGCCAATCCCTGGATGGCAAGGTGTTCAAGTTCGGCAAGGGGCCGCAGCCGCCGCAGCATTTCGGGTGCCGTTCAACCATTGTGTTTATCACAAAGACTGAAGCCGAGGGTGACTTCAGGGAACGCAAGCAACGTGCTGCGCTTGGTGGCCTTGTCCCCTCTGACATGACGTATCCGCAATGGATCGCCAAACAATCAGACGCAGCCCAGGCGAAGGCATTAGGCGGGGAAGGTAAGGCGCGACTTTTCCGCAGCTTGCTCGAAAAAGAATCACCCCAGAAAGCCCTTGCAAAGTTCGTCAGCAGTGATGGGTCAGAGGTAACTTTGAAAGACTTGCTAGCGAAGTACGGTGCCCCTGAAACGCGGTAGCAGCAAGCAAGTTATTTCTGAGAACATACGCAGGCTGATGCGTGAGGGCAAAAGCCGCACGCAAGCGGCTGCGATTGCATTCAAGGAAGCTAGAAAACGGCGCAAGCGTTAATCTTTTGTTGTACCCATCTGTTGGTTCAATGGCACTGCACAGCAAGTACAAGTTCACCGAGCAGGGCGCTGAGGCCAAGCCCAAGGCGACGGCCAAGAAAAAGTCCGCTAAAAAGGAAGCACCTGCGGAGGCTGACTGATGCCTAGTGGACCTGGCACCTACGGCTCAAAAATGGGCCGTCCCCCTAAGAAAAAGAAAAAGAAGGGCGGCAAGAAAAAGTAATGGCAGCTAGGCGTCGGCCACCAAAGGACAAGAAGACGGGCCTGCCAAAGGCCTACCTTTCTGGTGCCAAGAACAAAGCAGCCAAGGCTCGGGAAATCAAGCGTACTGCTGCCCTTTACAAGGCTGGTAAAAACATCGACATCGCAGCTGTCTCCAAATCACGGACTGAGCAAGGTGGCAAGACCAAAAGCAAAACCACTAAACGCCGCAACAAAAAAGGCTCTAAAAGAAAAGGCTGACAAGTCCAAGTTCTTTTACGGGGAGCTGGCTGCGGTGTACCGCAAAGGCCAAGGCGCTTACCTGTCCAGTGGCTCGCGTAATGTGCCGATGGCAGCTTGGGCCATGGGCCGGGTCAACAGTTACATGCGTGGCGACAAAGCCCGGACAGCAGACGCTGCTATCTACGCCCGATACAACAAAAAACGATGAGCATCAAACGCGGTGGCCATACGTTTTCGGGCTATGACAAGCCCATCCGTACGCCGAACCATCCGAGCGGCAAGTCTCACGCTGTTGTCATTAAAGACAAAGGCAAGGACAGGCTTATTAGGTTCGGCGCACAGGGTGCTCAAACGAAACCTCCGCGCAAGGGTGAAAGTGCTGCTGATAAGGCTAAACGTGCGTCCTTCAAGGCACGTCATGCAAAAAACATCGCAAAGGGGAAAACATCTGCCGCGTATTGGGCAGACAAAGTAAAGTGGAGCTGAAAACAACCTTACGGGTTATTCATGTCTGAAGAGCAGAATCAGGAGATTACGTCTCCAGCAGCTGCAAACAATGCAGAGCTTGATGCACTGAAAAGCAGCATCCAGGCCTTGGAGAAAAAGAATTACGAGCTGATTGGCAAGCTCAAGGAAGCAAAAACAATCCCTGATGGTGTTGATGTCCAGGAGTTGCTGGATTTCAAGCGCAACGTTGAGCAGAACAAACTTGAATCAGAAGGCAAGTACACTGAGGCACGTCAGGCACTTGAACAGCAGTTTCGCGAAGCTGCTGAAGCCAAGGACAAGCGGATTGCTGAGCTTGAAGCAAAAGTCCGCGAGCTTGAGCTGATTGCACCTGCGAACACAGCATTGGCCGATGTTGTGCATGATCCCAGCATCGTATTCAAGGCAGACCTGCTGAAGCCGGACCAAATTGAGCGGGAGGCTGACGGTACGGTTGTTGTTGTGAATGGCTACGAGCGCAAGCCGATTGGGGAATGGGCCAAAACCTTGCCCACCTACATGCAGAAAATGCCAAAACCTGCCGGCAGCGGTGCGCCTTCAGGCCGTAGCGCAGGTGGCGACATTCCTCCAGGCACAAAAAACCCTTTCGCCAAAGAGTCCTACAACCTCACAGAACAGTCGCGGCTTTTTCGCACGGACCGGGATATGTATGAGAGGTTGAAAGCTGCTGCTAACCGTTAATATGTTGGGCAAGGCAAAGCTACGCAGAGCCGCACGGGTTACGCCCACACCGTAAACATCTTTTTTGAGGAT